TGCCAGTGTGTCGCAAAGCACGCGTAGTAAGATCAAGGAGACTGGGTTTGATGGATTTGGTCCATGCCCAGTTAAGCCAGCTGAGCTGACTACTGTCTTGCGCAATGGCCAAGTCATTGAGCCAATGCTCATTGCACTCAGCAATTATCAGAGTGAGCTTTTCGTGAGTAATGTGCCAAAGTGTCATGCTGTCATGGCCCTGGCCATGCAGAAACACACTGAGCTGACAGTGAGTTCCACCAGGCGCGTGCTTACTTTTGAGGAGGCCGTGCTAGGAGTGCCCGAGCTGAAGCTTAAGAGCATCAACCGCACTTCCTCCGCAGGGTATCCTTACAACTTGAAGTATAGTAGAGGCAAGAAGGATATTTTTGGTGATGGGTTGGATTTTGACTTGACCACACCAGCAGTTGCTGAGCTCAGGCGCGATGTTGAACACATTGTTGAGAGCGCTAAGGCCAGTATCAGACTTGGTCATGTGTTCGTTGACTTTTTGAAGGATGAAACGCGCCCGCTTGCCAAAGTGGAAGCCGTAGCAACACGCGCCATTTCTGGTTCACCCTTGGACTACAGCATAGCCGTTCGCATGTATTTTGGTGCTTTTATGAGCTCTGTGTACATGAACCACACAGTGTGTGGTATGGCTCCGGGCATTAACTATTACACTGAGTGGGACATGTTGGCAACTAGGTTGCTGCAGCCAGGAGGCAAGGTGTTTGCCGGAGATTTCAAGGCTTTCGACGCCAGTGAGCAGCCTGATGTGCACGACTTGTGCCTTGCTTACATAAACAGCTGGTATTCCCGTTTTGGTGCTTGTGACGAGGACAATCGGGTGCGGACCGTTCTTTTCGAGGACCTCACGCACTCCCGCCACCTCACAGGCGTTGGGTGCGTTCGCGATTCTTTGGTGCAGTGGAACAAGTCACTGCCCAGTGGGCACCCATTGACCACACTCATCAATTCCATGTATTCATTGTACACGTTGACCGCGTGCTACGTTCAAGCTACTGGTGACTTGACTAGCATGTGGTCTCGTGTTTTCTTGTGCACCTATGGCGACGACAATGTTGTGGGTGTGTCTGATGCAGTTTCCGAGGTCTTCAATCAGGTGACTGTGGCAGACATGATGAAGCGCAACTTCAACATGCGCTATACGTCTGACAAGAAGGATGCACAGCTGGTGCCATACGAGACCATTGATGACATCACGTTTCTTAAGCGAGGCTTTGTCCGTGCCGAGTGTCCTGGTGGGTGGGCCGCCCCTCTTGCGTTGGATAGTGTGCTTTTTCGCAC